AAGAGTAATTGATTTAGATTCAGAGGTAGATAATTTCCATATTTCAAACATTAAGAATGGTTTAGCACCATCTTTAGCAATTACTACATTTACTAACGCTGATCCAGATCAACGTAATGAAATTGAGGCGATGCTTCGTTTGCAATACCAAGGTTCAGGTAATGCAGGACAATTAATGTATATGGATGTTGATTCTCCAGAAAATGCTCCTGTAATTACCCCCATCAATGGTAATGGTTCAGACGATTACTATATTGCAATTAATGATATGGTTAAGGAAAAAATCCTTACCGCTCATAGAATTACCTCACCAGAGATTTTTGGTATCATGACTCCAGGTAAATTAGGAGGAAAAGATGAGGTAACTGATGCTTACCTATTATTTATCAATACAGTTATTCGTCCTTATCAACAAACACTTTTAGCTGAGATTGAAAATTTCTTACATCTTATGTACCCAACAGCAGGTGATTTTTCAGTAGGTGTTCAACAATTAAGATTGTTTAACGACGGAGAAACTGAAGTTGATGTAGTAACATCAGTAGAATCAGAAGCAGGTGAAGATAAAGTATTAGAAGCTGAAATTGAAGCAACTGATAAACAAGTAGAAAACGACGAATTAGGAATACTATGACAACAACTTTAATCATTTCAGAAGAAAAGCTTCGCCAATTCACTGACATTAACGATAACTTAGATTCTAAGTTGTTGATGAACGCAGTTCGTGAAGCTCAGGACATTTATCTTCAACGCCTTACAGGTACTTCACTTTATGAGTATATACTTGCTCAAATTGATGCAAATACATTAAGCGGTAACTACAAAACTTTGGTTGATGATTTTATTCAACCATATCTTATCTATGCTTCTTATTGGGAATCTTTAGATGCTATATACAGTAGACCTCGCAACAATGGACTGCTTCAGCCAACAGGGGGTGAAAATAGTGAAAAAGCAGACGGTACTTGGTACAACAGAAAACGTGATATTGCAAATAATAAAATGCAATACTACGGAGAACGTTTAACTAACTACTTGATTCAAAATCAAGACCAATTTCCACAATTGAATGAGAACGGACCTTTCTGGAAGCAGTATCCAGATTACGGAACAGGTTATCGTTCACCAATTGTATTCAATAGAACTACTCGTTCATACCACTTAGCTGGTGCTTTGAATGCAGGATTACGTTTAGGTGATTCACGTTATCCGTTTATGCCTTATGGCAGTGATGTATTTTATCCAGGACCTAGACCTTGCTAATATAAAAGAATATGGGATTTAATTTAACAGGAAATGAAATAAAAAACACTTACCAGAGACTAGTAACGATCTCTGGTAGTGTTATTGCTAATGGTACGGGTTCAGATATTACTAACCTTACTGTTACTGCATCTAACGCAACAACAGCATCTTTTGCTCAAACAGCTAATTCATCATCTTATGCACTAACCGCTTCGTTTGCTCTAAACGTACCTGTTACTGCATCTTATGCTATTAGTGCTTCACAGGCTCAAAACGCTGTAAATGCTAATAACGCTACAAGTGCTTCATTTGCTTCTACTGCAGCCTCTGCTGCTACAGCTATTTCAGCTTCATATGCTTTAAGTGCATCACAAGCTCAGAACGCAATAACTGCTAATAGTGCTACTTCAGCATCTTACGCTTTATCAGCATCTCGTTCAGAAACTTCAAACGCAGCCGCTACTGCAGTATCAGCTTCTCACGCTGTAACTGCCTCATTTGCTTTATCTTCTGTAGCTGCAAATACTGGTAGTTTGTTAATTACCGGTTCTGTAAGTAATGCTACTTTAGTATTTACTAAAGGTGATAATAGCACATTCCCACTTACAGTAAACAACGTATCTAACGCGTCTACAGCAAGTATTGCTACTACAGCATCATTTGCTACAACAGCAGCTACTGCAGCTACTGCAACTTCAGCATCATTTGCTACTACAGCTTCTTTTGCATTAAATGTAGTGCCTATTAATACAGGTTCATTTTATGTAAGTTCGTCGGTTAACAACGCTACTATTACTTTTAACCAAGGTGATGGCACTACAGAAGCGGTTACAGTAAATAACGTATCTAACGCGTCTACAGCAAGTATTGCTACCACAGCAGCATCTGCTTCTTATGTTGCTAATGCAGTTTTAACAGGTTCATCATCTGCTAATTCATTTACATTTACTAAGTTTGATGGTTCTCAGTTCACTTTATCAGTACAAACTGGTTCAGGATTCCCATTTGTTGGTGATGCCCAAGTTACTGGTTCTTTAAATGTATCAGGTTCAATAACTTTAAAATCTGGTTCATTTAGTGGTAGTTTAGTAGATAATATTACAGACATTTATTCATCACCTGATGTTGAACACATTGTAACATTAACTCAGGCTGAATACAATGCTATTGGAACTCCAGATGCTAATACTTTCTACATTATTACTGATGGTGGGGGGGTTAGTACATCTCAATTTGCAACTACTGGTTCAAATACTTTTATAGGTAACCAAACTATTACAGGTTCATTAGCTGTAAGTGGAGGTATTACAGGTAGTTTACTTGGTACTGCTTCATTTGTTTCAACAGCATCATTTGCTACAACAGCCAATTTTGCTGATACAGCTGGGGCTGCTACATTTGCTAATAACGCTACAAGTGCATCATATGCTGTATCTGCTTCATTTGCTACTACTGCTTCATTTGCTACTTCAGCTTCATTTGCTCCTTCTACTCCAGCATTCCCATTTACTGGTAGTGCTCGTATAACCGGTTCATTAACTATAACAGGTTCAAATAGTACAAACTTTAATCCTGTATTAACTTGGACGCGTGCTGATCTTGGTGAAAGTGGTATTTTAACAACTAACTCTAATGGAGCAGCTGTTTATGGTAATCGTGTTAATGGTTTATTATACTTAGGTGTTAACCAATCAGGTCAACAAGATTTGATTGTATTAGGAGCCGCAGGAGCTATTGGATTTTATGGTTTAGCTGGGTCTAGTACCGCATTCTCATTCTACAATGATATGACAAATGGTGCTGATTTTAGAAGGCCATTAAAAGTATCTGGTTCATTAACAGTAACAGGTTCAACTGCTATGACAGGTAGTTTAACTGTAACTGGTTCACTCACTCAAAATACAGGTTACGTAGTATTAACACAAGTATCACAATCACTAAACTATGTTGATGATACTGCAGCAGCTGCTGGTGGTGTTCCACTAGGTGGTTTATATAGAAACGGAAACGCAATAATGATTAGATTAGTATAATTATGCCAATTAATATAACAGGAAGCTGGAATTTAACAGGTTCATTCCAAGCAACATCACTATTAGGAGCAATGCCTGCTTCACCCGCAGTAGGATTATCAAATTTATTATTTTTTAGTCCTACAGCACCTTCACAATCAACTCTTACTCAACAAATATTTTTAACAGGTAGTGTTACCTCAAGTATGAGTGTAAGTGCAAGTGGAATACATTTAGTTTCAGCAGATGCTACTGGTACAGGATCTTTAAATATAACAATGTACCCTGATTTACTTAATAATGGAGATGTTGCTATAATACCATTGTATATTCCAAGTGGAAGTGTTGGAGCTTCTATTAGATTTAGAACTATAGTAAGTTCTTCTAACGGAATAGAATATTATCACGTAGGATCCTCGATCGGAACCGGAGCTATAGGTTCAGGAACAACTAGATCAGCTACTGTTAATTATATTAACTACAACAACTCACTTGTAAACCCTACTGTAATGGTTAAAAACTTAAATGGGACTGTTTTTATGGGAGCTTTAGGTTCAGCACCATTCCCAGGAGCTACTATGACATCATTTATAGGCAACCAAGGCACCCCACTATAATTTAAAAATACTATTAATGTCTTTTGCATATAATTCTTCAGCATCTATTGGAGCAATAGTTTATAACAAAAACGTTATAGGATCTACATACAATGGTAGCACTCAAACGTTTTTAAATACTGCAGGATACTCTGATATTTCTAAGGTTATTCCTACCTCAGGTGCTGTATGGATGTTTGAAATGGGGCAATATACCTCAGGAAGTAATGTACTACCTAATTTAGTAGGTACTTTATCTTCTTCAATGTATTGGACAGGAAGTTCAGGTGGTACAGGAATACCAGGACCTAATTCAGCATTTGGTTATAGTAGCTCATTTGCAAATGGGCAAGTAAATAGCTATCTTAACACAAATAGTAAACCAAACTATACAAGTTTTTTAGCTAGTGGTAGTGCTACCTCAATCCCTGTAAGTGGTTCAACCACTATGATGGTTTGGATAAAACAAAATTGGTTAGGATATCTTTCATCAGGACAAAGTTTTGGAACTTATTTACAAATAGGAAATAATGATCCATTTGAAACAGGAGCTGGGCCTGGAGAATTTCCAACAGGTAATTTCTTTTTAGGAGTTAGAAGTGATGGATCTAACTATTATTGGGAATTTGGAGTAAATACTACCAATCAATTTGGATTAGGTGTTATTGAAGAATTAAGAATGGCTATCGGTAACGTATTAGCTTACGAATCAGGCTCTTTTCCAAATAATACTGTTAATTTAAGATTAATTGCTGATAAATGGATGCTATTAACTGGTGTATTTGCTAATCAAAGTAGTTCAATATACCTAAATGATAGATTAATTGCTTCTAGAACAAATTCAGCTTGTGTAGGTTCTACAGGATCTTTACAAATAGGAAATAACGATTCTAACTGGAAAGGTCTTAATAATAAAACAAATGCTTACCCAGTTGTCCCAAATAACACCTACAATCCCTCATCTTCATTTGATTTAGGATTTGGGGCTGTTTACAATAGAGGACTTTCACAAACCGAAATTAGTAACATATATCAAACTTTACAAAGCAAATATCTTAGTTATCCTATAGTAGATGCTTCAAGCTATGTACTAAACATATTTTAATATCCTCTTTTTTTACTCAGAATTTTTTTAGAGGATATAGGGAAGGGGGCTTAGGCCCCCTTTTTAGTTAGTTAGGCAAGTCTTTTTTAATAGGATTAGATGTGTTGTATTTAGGATTTAACAAATCAACCCAAAATTGCTCTCTAATTAGTAATTCCTCATCAGGACATTTTTCAATAATTTCGAATGTAAACCATTTGTGGCCATATTTTTTCATATCAGCCTGTAAATGTTTATTGCTAGCGCCCTTAAAATTTGGGTTAAAATGTTGAAGCATTCTAGTATATATTGCTTTAGAACTACCAATATACGATTCGCCCGTAACTAAATTATTGACGCGATAAATTCCACCTCCCCATTTTTGGTGATATTTTTCTAAATTTTTCTTATGTTGTAATGGGTTAGCCTTAATCCAGTCTTTTACAATTTTAATTTGGGCACCTGGGTTAGCTTTATCCCATTCTTTCTTGTACTGTGGTCTTGTATTGCGAAATTTAGCATTGTGTATAGCATCGCATGCTTTACATTTAATTTGCAATCCATCAGGTGATGATGTTCGTTTTGAGTATTCAGTAAGTGGTTTTACCTCACCACATTTTTTACATTGTTTCATAGTGACATTATTTAAATATTTATTATCATGTATAAATATGTTACATTTCCTTGTAAGTCGCAAGGGTAAATAAAGAGAGGTTGGCGAATTTTAATAACTTTATTATCTTTATACTATGAAAGAATGTAGGAAATGTAATAAAACAAAGGAAATTACGGAATTTAATACACGTAAATCTACTAAAGATGGGTTAGCTAGCTGGTGTAAATTTTGTATTACTCAAGCTACTTACAAATATAAAAATACGACTCGTGGTAAAGAAGTGCAAAAAGAAAATGCTAAACGTTTTTTAAAAACCGATAAAGGAAAACAACTTGCTATTAAATATAAAAATAGTTGGGGTTCAGGGGTATATGGTATATTTGTTAATAGTGAATGTTTTTATGTAGGAGAAAGTAACACATTAAGACATAGAATATCTACGCACTATAGTCGCCTTAAAAATCCTAAAACTTGGGGTAAACAAAAAATTTTATATGAGAATTTATCTCAGTATAGTAATATAGAAATTAAAATATTAGAAGAAACTCTTAATCATAAAGAAAGAGAACAATATTGGATTAATCAACTAAATCCTAAATTAAACTTGTTTTTGTAAAAATCGATTTATACATTTCCCTCATATAGGTATAATCATACCAAATGTCACGGCTCACCAGAGTAACACTTCCATAGAGATATGGTTGGATCAGGTAAACACAATTCTAGATTACGCCTCAGTTTTGTATAAAGATTTGTTTCCTGAGGATATGGGGGGTGGATGAAAATAAATGCTTTGATTAAAATAATGACTAAAGAAGAAGAAAATAGAATAATTAAACTCAGGGAAGAGTGGTTTAGAAAAAATTACGCTTGGTTTGAACGTGAAGTAGGTCGCAATATAGCTAAAGGTCCTATGTCTCAGTTTAAATTTGATCTTATTCAGATAGTTGTAGAACAATTTCTTAAGAAACCACTAGAAGCACAATTACAAATGATCCAGGATGACACAGCAGGAAGATATTTGTTAGTTACAGCTGGGCGTCACGTTCAATCATCCACATCTCCCTTCTACAATATTGTTAGAAAAGAACGAATGAAATCACGTTCAGGAGTACTCCCAGAAAAGAGTTCAGAAGATGATCCTGAATGGTTAGAGGATCAGGATTGGTACTTGTGCTTTAAAAAAGAAATGGAAAATATGAACTTTTATTATCGCCAGCTTTTAATAGATAAGTATCAAGAGGGCCTTTCATATGATGATTTACACAAAAAATACAATATCACCAAAACCAGTTTAAATAAAGATGTACACGCAGCCTTAGCATTCCTGCGTTGTAGATGTAATGACCAATGCTTATGATACACTTATATTACCTTATAACACTAATTTTAACCGCGTTCGCCGCGTTTAATGCTCCTAAACTAATAGCGCTTTATAACACGTATAAACCGCGTTTTAAACGTAAACCTAGACCAGCAATTGATGCTACAACTTATTTTGAGTTATTATCTCGAATTGAGGAACTAGAAAGACAATATAAACAAAGACAAATTAACTTTAAGGCTCGCGTTAGAGATGAAGTTAAAGAATACCTAAAACAACTACAGAAATAATGGGATTTTCATTTCAAACAGAACAAGAACGCAATCCAGTTCAACAACCAGACCCGTGTGCTGAAATAAAAGCAGAATTAGAAATGATGACTAATTTTCTTCAAGATAATGGTTACATTATGATATACGACAATTATAAAGTAATGATTGAAGAAAGAGCTAGAATGGAAGAGTTAGAACGTACTAATAATGGATTTGAGGAAGTAGAATGATTGAGATTTTAAAAATAGTAGCGGTAGTATTACTTGTAGTAAAATACTTCACCCCAATTGAGCCAGCTAGAAAATGGATAGTTGATAAACTAGT